GGGTGTGGAGGTGATCTCTGATCCTGACGATGCATCGCAGCAGGGCCAATTTGAAAAGATGCTCGACTCATTCCTGACCGGCAAGGTTCAGGCGAGGCACCGCGACGAGATCATGAACGGCAAGCCATGGCATGAGACTGACGAGCAGAAGGTTTACTTCCGGTCGGAGGATCTGTTCATATATTTGGAGGGCAGACGCTTTCGCTATCAGTCTCAGCATCAGGTCTGGTCTTGGCTGCGAGTGCAGGGCGGCGACCGAAAGACCTTTCGCATAAAGTCAAAACCAGTCAAGGTCTGGTCAATGCCAGCGCCGCAGTTTTACGATGATGAGGAGCTAGAAGTTCCTAGCCTTGTGGATGATGAATTCTAAGTGGATTGAGTGCCCCTGGTGTGGGCAGACGACAAGGGTAAGGGATGGCTGCTGCACTTCATGCCACAAGCCTGTTGAACCTGAGAAAGGAAATAAAGATGAGACACGTCCAGATAATCCTAGGCCCGCCGGGCACCGGCAAGACGACGAGCCTTCTTAGAATTGTAGAGGGCGCGCTGTCTCGTGGCGTGCTGCCCGAGCGGATTGCTTACTTGGCCTTCACTCGCAAGGCAGCGAACGAGGCCAAGGACCGTGCCATGGCGCAGTTCGGTTTTGACGAGCAGCGGTTCCCGTACTTTCGGACGCTGCACTCTCTGGCGTTCAAGGAGCTTGCGCTAAAGAGAAACGAGGTGATGGGCAACGCAGACTACCGCAAACTCGGCAAGGCACTCGGCGTAGAGTTCAAGGGCATCTACGATGAGAACCTTGGCATGCACACCGGCCCAGGGCTGGGCGACAAGTGCTCTCGGATAGAGTCTCTGGCGCGGGTGACGCTGCGCGGATTAGAAGAGCAACACAACCTGAGCCACACAAATGATCTGACGCTTCACGCGGTGAAGCAGTACGACATGTCTCTGAGGAAATACAAACACGAGAACGGGCTGCTCGATTTCACGGACATGCTCGAGCGGTACGACAGCGCACTGCCCGTCGACGTCTGCATCTTTGATGAGGCGCAAGACCTCTCGTCATTGCAATACAGGATGGCGATCAGGGCCGCGTCTGAGGCGTCTGAAGTTTACATCGCGGGTGACGACGATCAGGCGATCTTCGGCTGGGCTGGCGCGGACGTAAATAAATTCTTGAGCTTGAAGGGTGACGTCGTCGTCCTGCCACAGTCGTATCGAGTGCCACGATCGGTTCACAAAGTTGCACTCGGAATTCTTGATCGCATCAAGCATCGCTACACCAAGCCATGGTCTCCGAAGATAGAGCTTGGGTCTGTCGAGCACATCGCCGACGAGGGCCAGATAAATTTTGATGCAGGGGGAACGTGGATGTGCCTCGCCCGATCGAAGTACATGCTCAACAGATTTCGCAAGGTCGCACGCCAACAAGGCTTCGCGTACAGCTACAACGGCGAGCACTCTCTCGAGACACAAGAGACAAGAGCGATTGTCACTTGGGAGAGCATCCGCTCGGGCAAGAGGGTGTCGCTGTACGAGGCAAAGAACATGAAGCAGTTCCTGCCGTTCACCGTCACCCTTAAAAAGAAAGAGGACTACGGCGTCGAGGATTTTTCTTTGTCAACCGGGTCAGGCGACTGGATGCAAGTCTTGCGTGGCATCGCACCAGAGGAGAGAGAGTATCTGCGATCGTGCCTGCGCAACGATCAGAAGTTCAACGACAAGCCGCGCATCTCGATCTCAACAATCCACCAGTCCAAAGGTGGCGAAGCTGACAACGTCGTCCTGCTGACAGATGTCGGAAAATTGAGTTACGAAAACAGTCACACAGACGAGGAGAACCGCGTCTGGTACGTCGCGGCGACCCGCGCTCGAGAGAACCTTTTCGTTGTCCAGCCGAGGAGCCTCCGGCACTATTCACTGTAAGTCGTTGTTTTATAAGGAAAAGAAAGTGCTTTTCTTTCCTGACAATACGGTTGATAATTCCCTTGTCAGCGAGGTTGCTGACTTCAGAAAGGAATTCAAGAAATGACCAGCTTCAAAGTTTTCCAGATCCACCTGTCGTACCTCCAGTACACGATCCTCGCTGCGGGCAAATTTCCAGTGCCGAAAGAGCAATGGCGCAAGCGCATCCAGGTGGCGATGGATGAGGATGCTCAATCTATCGATAAGTACGTTAGCCACGCATTAGAGGAAGGCTTCTACGATCACGTCGCCGACATCGAGGCGACTGATCTCCACGATGTGTTTCGTGTCGGCAACGTTGGCCCGGAAGAATTGATCACGCGCCAGCCGATCGTTACCGAGTGGGCACCAATGCACAGCATCTCGGTCGGCGATGTCATCGAGGATACCGATGGCGTGCGCCACGTCGTCCTGCCAAGAGGCTTCGCCCCTGTTTCATTCGACAGGGAGGCTGCGTAATGGCCCGCGACACAGAAGAGCCTAACCGCGTCAATTTAGCCTTGCGCCCTACGCAAGCGGGTGTACGCGCCACAGGTTGGCTGGGCGTCGCAGCAACCTACGCTAGCAAGATGCGTGACGGCCCAGAGGTCATGGAAGAGGGCGAGGACACCAAACTGACTCATGCTGAACATGCATTCGAGGCTGCTGCTAAAGCACTCGTTGACTTGTCCAAAGTTATCGATCCTGACCTTTTCCTCGCATGGACTGCTGGTCCTCGCGGTGGCATGGCACACGATTCGGATCGTCGCATGATCGCGATTGTCGCTGCTGCTCGCGGCGAGGAAGAGCGAGAGCCTGGCGTCTTTGTGAATAAATTCCATCCACCGAAATCAGAGCCAGACGTTGCTACTAGCGCTGAGTTGAGTGCGGATCTCGATGAGATAGATGAAATTCGCGCTAGGCTCGAGAAAAAATTGGGGAGAAAAATTTAATGACTACTAACCAAGAAAAAATCGCAGAAGCCGTGCTGTCTTATGCCAACGACAAGTTCGATGTGGATGGCTGGGATTTCGTGGCGATGAGCTTCACGATAGAAGATGTCGTCGAAAAAATGGGCAAAGCAAAAACGCTTGAAACAGCCATCCGCAACGTCCAAGCCTCGACAAGAATTTTTTCAGATTACGATATCCGCGATGGGATACGTCAACGTCGCAGAAATTCTAAGAAGTGACTACTTTCAAAATCACGCAGTACTGCGGAGAGTGCGACGGCTACGGAAAGGTAGCCGATCGCAACCCGATCAACCCTGGCCACAGCCTCGTTGACTGCGAAGAGTGCGACGGCAGCGGCGACATCGCCCACCAGGAGGAGTACGACACGATCACCGACGCGCAAAACGATTATCCCAGCGCCCGCTTCACTTACATCTAAGAAAGGAAACAACCGATGAAGTTATTATCTCTAGCCCTGCTGCTCGTATGCGTCGGGTGCGCAGGCAAGTCTCAAAATATAACTCTCAAGATGGACGAAGAGATCGAGGTCATGACCCGACACGAGGTCATCAACGCGATCGAGGACTGCAAGGCAGTCAACCTCCGGCCTGTCATGATCTACAGCCGACTGCGTATTAACGGCCACAAGACCCCAGTCATCATCGACATCACCTGCGCAACGTATGGTAAGGGCTGATGCTAAAAATTTATCTGGCCGCGCCATTTGAAAACGATGCGCAGGTTTCCACAATCGAGGCCGTCGAGAACGAGTTCGACAAGTACGGCTTCGATTACTTCTCGCCTCGCAAGAGCGGGGTCGTGCCACACCTATCCCCCGAGGGCAGGACGACCGAATCAAAGCGCGCAGCCAACTGGCGGCTGTTGCAATCGAATGTGATTTTCACGATCGTCGATCTCAGCTTCTCGCCAATCGAGGCGGCTTACGAGCTGGGCTATTTCCAAGCCTTGGCGGATCATTTCAAATACAAGACAGAGCGCCAAGCCGAAGACTTCAAGCGGTACTCCGTCTTGTACTCGGGGTCTGGTGACACGATGCTCACGGAGGCCGTCGACGCCCACCTGTCTTGCGAGAGTGATCTCATAGATTTTTGCGGGATCACGGCTGGCAATTGGGATGCGCCAAAGGGACACGAGAACGACCCATATTGGCGAGACAACAAGGGTCGCCGCGATAGAATTCTCCGGCAGTTCCAATCGGCTCAAGGGAAATCATGAGATGGCACTAGGGCCAAAAAAAGTTTGGACCCCGAAAGAGGTCGAAGCGATAAGACAAGACAAGAAGGCCATGACGGTGACACAGCTGATAGAAAAGTATCAGCTCCGCAGAGCGCAGATCGCCTACGCGCTTTACTACTACATCGACACCTCCGGCAGTGCCTCAGAGGAGGAAGGCATCCGGGGGAGGATAAAAAGGCTTTTCGGAGCTGGCCATAAAAAGTAACATCAATCGTTATCAGAAAGGAATTCAGAATGAACATCTTCTACCTACACCCGGACCCCAAGACTGCCGCTCAAATGCACTGCGACAAGCACTGCGTAAAGATGATCCTGGAGACGGCGCAGATGCTGTCTACCGCTCACCGCGAGCTGGACGGCGACGAGCTTGCAGACCGTCGAGGACTGTACAAGTCCACGCACAGAAACCACCCGAGCGCGGTCTGGGCGCGAGCCAACATGGAGAACTACGACTGGCTCGTTGGCCTGTTCAAGGGATTGCTCGAGGAATACACGACACGCTACGGCAAGCGACACGCATCGAGCAAGATCCTGCTGCCAGTCAGCCTGTCGCCACTCAACCTGAAGTCGGGTGAGTTTTCCCCGCCACCCCAATGCATGCCCCCAGAGTACAAGTGCGCATCGACGACAGCTGCTTACCGGAAATACTATCTCGGCGAGAAGATGGGCTTCGCCGTCTGGAAACTGGGCGCGCCTGCCTGGGCGCTAAACCTGACTTCTGCGTAAAAGTCAGCCGGAAACTAGTTGAGCGGCCCGTAATTAGTTTCCGGCCATGTTTTTTGGGAGTTTCCTGCCGTTCTTGGCCGGGAACCAAAGCCTTGGCCGGAAACCTATGGCCTTGGCCGGAAACTAGTTTCGGGCCACAATTTGGAAAATTGGGAGAGAAGAAATGCCGAAAAAACACGAACACATCTACACGTCTTTGGTTAATTACGATGAAGAGACAGACATGACGACCGCCCGGTGCGAGTGCGGTTCGACAATTCACTTTCCCAGCCAAGCCAAGAACAGGATTAGCGCCTGGAGCGCTTACCCGGACAAGTTTGATAGTGTTGTTAAAACTCATGTAGACCAAGAGCGGCTTGAGGGCGACACGATGGACGAGACCGATGGACGTTAGGATTATCGGAAACGACATCGAGATCGACGGGGAGAAGGTCGCGCGCATCTTCGACATCCGGGCGACCCTCATGTCGAAACTCGAAGAGGCAGTCGAGCAAGCCTCACGAGATCTGGACGCAGAATTCAAGGAAGAGGAAGAGGTCAACTATGAGTCGGGAAAGGCCGAAGGATTTATTGAGGGAAAAGAATCCGGGATCTTTTTACGCTCGCAATTGAAAGATGCTCATGAACAGGACTGAATGCCTTGAGGCTGCTGCGGCTGCTGTGGCTGACCGCGAGGGCAAGTACGGTACGCCAAAGGAAAACCACACCCGCACAGCTCGTTTGTGGAGCGTGATCCTGGGTGTGGAGGTGACTGCGGCTCAGGTGTGCATGTGTAACATAACTCAGAAGGTATCTCGGCTGTGCTGCGACCCAACGCACCCGGATGGCTGGGTTGATGTCGCTGGCTTTGCCGCGAACGGCGTGGAGGTTGTTTCCAAATGATAGTATTCGACACTGAGACCACCGGACTGCCCAAGGCAGAGGGGTCATCCCTAGACCAGCAGCCGAAGATCATAGAGTTCGGGGCGGTCAAGCTGGACGAAGACCTCAAGGAGATCGACAGGCTAGAGTTCTTCTGCAATCCGGGCCACGAGCTGCCACCCATCATCACCAAGATCACCGGCATCACAGACGACAAGCTGAAAGACGAGAAGCCATTCGTCGCCTACTACCAGCAGGTCTGTGAGTTCTTCTTGGGAGAGAAGACCCTCGTCGCCCACAACTTGCCGTTCGACCGGAAGCTCCTCAAGTTCGAGCTTGAGCGTATCGACAAGCTGACCAAGTTCCCGTGGCCATACGAGCACATCTGCACGGTCGAGGTTGGAGAGAGTGTCTGGGGCAAGAAGCGCAAGCTGGGTGACATTTACGAGGAGGTCACCGGCTTACACATGAAGGGCGCGCACCGCGCAACCGCCGACGTCGAGGCTCTGATCGAAATTGTGAAGTGGTACAAGAAAGAGGGACACCTTGCTTAGTCTCCGCACCCGCACAGAGTATTGCTTCCGCAAGGCGTATGGCCCTCTGGCTTCGATCGTAAGTCAATGCGGTGGCGATGCCATCGGCATCGCTGACACTGGCACTTGGGGCCACGTCGCATTCAGCAAGGCTTGCGGGGCTGCGGGCAAGAAGGCGATCTTGGGTGTCGAGATCCCGGTCGTCGAGGACGCCACCGATCGGTCGAGGCAGCCAGCCAACACGATGTGCTTTCTGGCCAGGGACAACGAGGGCCTCAAAGAAATCTATGGCCTCGTGACGACGAGCAGCAGCAAAGAGAATTTCTATTACACCCCGCGCCTGAGCTACGCCGATCTTTTTGATATCTCTGACAGCGTCATAATTTTTTCCGGCACGCACCCTGTCTGGGGGATGCTTCCGCTGGCCAAGAGAGACAGCCTCTACATCGAGCTGAACCCGATGAGCACGCGGAAGGCTCTCGAGTTCGCAGAGAAGAAGGGCTTCAAGACAGTCGCCACCAGCGACAACCACTACCCTCGCGTCACCGACAAGAAGGCTTACGAGGTTCTTGTGGGCAGAGACCGGCAGGACCGCACCGCACCGATGCACATCCTGAACGAGTGGGAGTGGCGAGAGGCCGTGCCCTGGGGTCCGCAGGAGGCGATCGACAACACCTACAAGATCGCAGAGATGTGTAGCGCGGAGCTGCCTGTCGCTCAGATGGTCTCGTTCAAGAGCGACAAGTCTCTGCGCCAACTGTGCGAGGACGGCGCGCCGCACCGAGGCATCGACCTCGAGGACGAGGTCTACGCCGCCCGGCTCAAGCGAGAGCTGGACACGATCGCGAGCAAGGAGTTCGAGGACTACTTCTTTGTCATCGCCGACATGATCGCCTATGCCAAGAGGCACATGATGGTGGGGCCAGCCCGTGGCTCGTCCGCTGGCTCTCTGGTCTGCTACCTGACCGGCATAACGGATGTCGACCCGATAAAGCACAACCTGCTGTTTGAGCGGTTCATCGACATCAGCCGGGCGGACCTCCCAGACATCGACATCGATTTCCAGGACGACCGTCGCGAGATGGTCTTCGAGTATCTGCGAGAGAAGTACGGCGCGGAGAAGGTCGCGCACCTGGGGACTGTGTCTCGCTACAAAGCCAAGAGCACGATCGCCGAAGTCGCCAAGTCGCTTGGAGTGCCAGCCTGGGCCGTCAACGACCTCAAGGGCGCGATCATCGAGCGCAGTGGCGGCGACCCTCGATCAAATTTATGCATCCTCGACACACTCAACGACCTCGACGTTGGCAAGAAGGTCTTGGAAAAATACCCGCAGATGAGGGTGGCCGCTGAGTTGGAGAACCACGCGAGGCACAGTGGGGTCCACGCGGCTGGCATTCTGGTCACCGAGGAGCCTGTCAGCAGCTACTGCTCGGTCTCTGCTGCGAACGGCGCAGCGCAAATCAACAAGAAGGATGCCGAGGATCTGAACCTCCTCAAGATCGATGCGCTGGGGCTGCGGACGCTTTCTGTCTTGCAGGACGCCCTCGAGCAGGTTGGCTGGTCGCGGGATCAGCTGCTGAACTATCAGCTCGAGGACGAGGCTGCGTTCGCTGTCTTGAATGACGAGCGC